TTATTTTGTAGCAGAATCCATGTAAGCATCTTGGATTTTTCCGGCGTAGTCTGTATATACATCCTGTAACTTACCAGCCCAGGATTCGTAAATTTCATATTTATCTCCATTTTCCTGCATGACTTTAGCCATTTCCTCAACTCCATCGTTTGTAATCTTTGCTAATTTTTCTACTTTTGCATTGCAAATTTTTGCGAGTTTGTTCATATCTGTTACACCTTTTGAATCCTTCTTGTATTCCTTGATTAGACCAGGTGTAGCTTTTTTAATTTTCTTTGTGTAGTCGGTTAAGATACTTTCGTAGGTTTTCTTTGTCTCTTTCTTAGTTTCAGTAGTCTTTTCAGTAGACTTTTCAGTAGTTTTTTGAGCGGATTTATCCGATGATCCAGAATCACTACTGCTACAAGCTGACAGAGACACTGCCATTAAGGTTGCTAAACTGATTGCTAAAATTTTCTTTTTCATATGTTTTCACTCCTTCTATATAATCGCTCTAGGCAATCATATCTTCTTCAACACTGCCAGATGCGGAATAAAAAATATGATGTAATGTTCAACTGTCTTGTATTCCCCGTATTTATCCCGATAAAATTCAATGCATTCTTGCAGAGCTTCTTCTGTGACATCCAGATATTCTGCAATCTCATGGCTGGCAGTACAACCATGTTCGTATGCTCTGACCAGACCTTTGAGTCCGATCTGTTTGTTATATGCCCATAATCTTGCCTGTCGTTCTTGCTTCCGATTGGAAGAGCTATCCATATCAATGATGTTTCCAACCGAAGTGTAGTGGTGACCAAGCTCTTCGGCAAGGACGCAGGCTTTTTCGGTTGTTGTATCGATATCCTGTCGGATTGCAATCCGGTTTCCTTTGATCCGACCGTTGTTATACTTTAATGGTTTTTCTTTTACTGTAAGTCCCATATCGCAGGCTTCATCCAAAAGTGCTTCATAAGCATTCATCATAAACACCTCCAAGATAATTATAATAACTCACCTGTTCAATAAAAAGGACTTAGAAATCTTCAGCACTCATGATATCGTCATCAGACGTATCTTCATCTTCGGGAACTGAAATATCTGTACGCGGTTGCGCTGCATCTGTCATCAAATAGGATGGCTCGTTTGTTGAAAATGAACGACATAAGATTTTTTGAATATTTTTAACACGTTCAGATTCTCTGTTTAAAATATAAGAAACGGTTTCTTGCCCAAATGAATCAAGATCTCTGTATTTTTTTATTAGATCACGCTCAGCAACCGAAACGGTGAGATCCATATTAGGAAAGTTGATAGAATCTTGAAAAAGGTAATTAGCGTCACATTTAAGAGCTTTCATTATTTTAAATAAAATAGGTTCTTTGGGAGAACTGACTTCGTTTTCGTAATTTGAAACGGCACCGACGGTTACACCTATGGCTTCTGCTAATTCGCTTCGGGAAATATCTTTACTTTCTCGCAATTCTCTTATTCTGCTACCAACACTCATTTATTTCGCCTCATTTCATTTATTTTATATAGGTATTGTATTTCATAAATCTTGCTGTGTCAATATTGAATAACAAGAAAATTGTTAAAAAGGTATTGACAAAACAAGAAACTTGTAATAATATTTAAAACAACAAGAAACTTGTTTATTTGAAGGAGGTGGATAAGTTGCTTGATATAACATCATCAAACAGTATAGTCGCAATTAGATTAAAAGAAGCTATAACTGAAAAAGGACTTAAACAAACGTCGATTGCAAATCGAGCGGGTTACACAGCGCAAGAGCTAAACGACATGTTAAATGGCAGAAGAATCATGCGTGCGGCGGATATAAGTTCGATATTAAAAGTTATAAGAGAGTTTGGAATTGATGCAAATTATCTTTTTGGAATTGAGAAAGGAGAGTGATAGAAGTGATTCTGATAGTAGACGAAGAGGCGCAAGGAAGCAAGGAAGAATTTTGTAGTGTTGATAAATTAAAACGCGAGGTAGTTAAGTATATTGATGAATCTGTTGAAGAAATAACAATAAAAAAGAGAGCTGTATATAACAACTCTCAAAGCTAGGCATTAAAGATGTTCTTTAAGAAATTCAGAACTGCATTGAGTATTCCGCCAAGCGGCTACACCAGTTAATTCACCAACAAAAACTCTATCATCATTATCAATAATTTGATTAATTTCGTTGCGAATAGTAACGCAAGTTTTTTCGGTGGAGATAAACCAAGTGGATTCTGTAATATGAGCCCACGGATATTGTTTTAAATAGGTGTATAGCTCATCGTAATTTTTGCCAGAGTTGCACAAGTCATAGGTTACAATTTTTGATTTTGACATATTGGAACAATTCCTTTCTATTAGATTTTTGAAGCTTCTAATACAAGATTACTACTAATATAGCGATGAGTCAATATTAAAATACTATATAATGTATAAAAACATTCGTTCTTACACAAAATGTTGAAAAATAAGGTAGAAAAATATGAAAGAAAAATTTCCAGACAAATCATTAGATTACTTATTCGCAACAGATGAAACAGGTTCAGAAGAAAGGAGATGAGCAGATGGAGAATGAGGAGAAAAAACGTGACGGTTTTTTCGACTTCTACGGCATATCGGTGGAAGAAGAGAAATTCTTCAAAATGATATACCGTAGGCGGCAGATTTACAGAAGTATCATTGGAGTACTTTTAGCAGTTAATGCAATATTGATTGCACTGCTATATTTGAAGTGATGTATGACGTAACGATAGCAGTAATAACCGAAGTGGCTATTGAAATGATAAAAGGCCATATTTTACCATCATAAAATTTATTTCGTCGATATACACAATAGCGAAAATATCTATCCGTAAGTTGGTAAAACGTTTCCTTTGGATGCTGCGTAGCAACAGCATCTTCAAATTCATAAACAGCTTGGATAAATTTAATTCGAGATAATCCGTATAAGGATTCACCTAGAAATTTGCCGGAAACGCATTTTCTGAAACGCATACAAAATAGTTTGAATCGTTCCTTTCGGTAAAGATTTATGTTGGAGAAGTCTTCGTTCATTTCAATATTCCTTTCATCATTTGATAGGAAAATTATACCAGAGAACCGCAACAAGTACAAACTGTACCACATAACATGAAATAAGAACACAGGAGGGCAGGAAGATGATTGTAGAAACAATGAACAACAATGGCTGCACCTGCCATATCTCCGATGATGCATACCGGGATAAGACACCGGAAGAGGTGAACCGGATTGTCCGGAGCTTTTCGGATTTCATCGTTGGAAAATTAAAGGACTTAAAAGAGAAAACCGCTTAGGCGGTTAAAGTAAGACAAGCTTTAAACAAGGTCAAACAAGGTTTTAAACAAGATCTGTATAAGATCAGAAAGGAGATAGAGCATGAGAAGAAAGAGAAAAATGAGCGAAGCGACGCAGAGTGCACTGCTGATCTGTCTGTCCTGTTACGCGGCGGCAGTTTTGATGTTTCTCCACTGGCTCTTTATTGGATATTGATGAGAGAGCAGGGAATTAAAAGATACAAAAGAAGAAAGCAGATGGCGTACAAAGTATTCTGCTGGATTCTCGGAATCCTGGTAGCGCTGATCGGCGTGTCAGTAGTTGGATTCTGGGTGGTGATATTTATGACATTTTATTAAAGAGAAGGTGAAAAAGTGCAGAGCATGAAAGAAAAATGGCTTGGATTTGCTACAGATGCAGATGTAGTCCGGGCGATGAAAGACATCCGGAGAGTGGCTGCGAAGCATGGTATCCGGCATGTGTCGGTGCAGGTGCTGGACGGTGATGTATTTGGATATACCAATGATGCAGCAGCCGGTCCGTACAATCTGGAGATCGGAACTTCCGGATTAAGAGTCGAAGCCGGACAGGCACAGTATTTTAAAAGCATATAAAAAGAGTGCCAGAAAGGGAAGAACCCGAATCCGGCACAAAAGAAATTAGTCAATTGTATTTTAAACGAAGAAAGGAAATTAGTCAAATATGAAAACACTGAAAATCACGACAGATAATAAAATCCGCATGATCGACATCAATATGAGTGATTATAAAGCCATTCAGAAAGAACTCGGCGGACATTTTGAAACAGTACATACAAAGATCATGTACGAGTATTATAAGGCACCGGTGATCATGCTGGTGGATGAGGAAGGACTCTGGAAGAGGTTACCGTTAAATGTAGTTGGCAGCTACTTTTACGGCACACAGGAGCATGGCAATCCAATCGCGGGAGATGTCCTTCTTGCGCTGGTAGTCGGTGAGGATTTTACCGGATTTACGGAAAGTGATGCAAGGCAGTGGATGGATAAGCTTTTGAATGATTTTCCGATATTGGAGGAAGGAGAAGAATAAATGTATTACAATGAATGTCCTTTTTGCGGGGCGAATCTTGATCCGGGCGAAAAATGTGAGTGCCAGGAATGTGAAGAGTACAAGAAAGAATTACAGGTGAAAGGCAGATCAGGAAGCAAGCATGAATGATATTTTTAAGATCTACGATTTTGAAGATGAAGAACATTGGCTGAAAGGCAGAATGAATGGAATAGGCGGCAGTGATGCCAGTGCAGTTATGGGAAAGAATCCATATAAAAGTAATATCGATCTGTTTGAAGAAAAAACCGGAAGGACAGTACCGGAAGATATATCGGACAAGCCTTATGTGATTTATGGAAAAAAAGCGGAGGAGTATATACGTGAGCTTTTCAAACTGGATTATCCGGAATACGAAGTGGAGCATCATGAATTCCGGATATTGCAGAGTAAGAAATATCCATTCATGCAGGCTTCCTTAGATGGAGAGCTGACAGACCAGAACGGTCGAAAAGGAATATTGGAGATCAAGACCACCAATATTTTACGATCTACACAGTACGAGAAATGGAAAAAGCGTATCCCGGACAACTATTACACGCAGATACTGCATTATTTGCTAGTTACCGGCTGGCAGTTCGTAGTCTTAAGAGCACATTTGAATACAGACTGGGGCGGCGAAAGGCAGACCGCAGTCAGGCATTATTTTATAGAACGCTCAGAAGTGGAAGAGGATCTTGCCATGCTACTTCGGGAAGAAAAGAAATTTTGGGGATTCGTGGAGAGCGACAGGATGCCTCCGCGAACCATCCCGATAATATAGGAGGTATTTTATGTTGGAATTAAAGATTTTAAGTCCGCAGGAAGATGGATTCGTGCGGGAAATCGAGTGGAACCATGAAGAAATCAAAGCCGGAATCGCAGCCATGATGGAAGACTACAGAGGACTTGTATTTACAGAGAACTCTATTAAAGAAGCAAAACAGGACAGAGCAAACCTGAATAAGCTAAAGGCTGCATTTGAAGACGAACGCAAGAGAGTCAAAAAGCTGTGTATGGAACCGTATAATCGGTTTGAAAAACAGTTAAAAGAAGTCACTGTACTGATCGATGAACCGGCTAAGCTGATTGATGCACAGATTAAAGAAGTCGAGCAGATGAAACGGGAAGAAAAGCGAAAAGAAGTACAGGAATTATTTAAGACAATTGGTTTTCAGAATTTCGTAACAGTCGAAATGATCTGGGATGAAAAATGGCTAAATGCATCTGTGCCATTATCCAAGGTAGAAAGCCAGATGAAGGATATCATGTACCGGATCGGCGAAGAGGTTGGAACGATCAATCATCTTCAGGAGTTCAGTTTTGAAGCATTGGAAGTCTATAAGAAGACACTGGATCTTACACAGGCAATCCGGAAAGGACAGGAGCTTGCGGATATCCAGAAGCGGAAAGAGGAAGCACGTCTCGCCAAAGAGAAAGCGGAAGAAGAAAGAAAAGCAGCAGAACTGGCAGCGCAGAACGCAGAGCCGGTTGCGGCGGCAGATGCAGCAGAGGTTACAACAGCAGAGGATACAGCGCCGGAAGCAACAGTTGAAAAAGAAAACCTGATGTGTTTGGACTTCCGTGTATGGGGAACGAAAGAGCAGTTGATGGCTCTGCGTGATTATATGAAAGAAAATCATTTAAGATTTGGAAAGGTGGAATAAAAATATGGCAGTAAGTAACAGTTTGGTAAAGAAAACGGCAAAGACTGGCTTAACAGCTTATCTGACGCAGGATGCTGTTAAAAAGCAGATTAACAGTGTGGTTGGCGGAAAGAACGGAACAAGATTCATTTCCAGTATTGTATCTGCAGTCCAGACAACTCCGGCATTGCAGGAGTGTACAAATCCAAGTATTTTATCAGCAGCATTGCTAGGAGAGGCCTTGAATCTTTCGCCGTCGCCACAGCTTGGACAGTTTTATATGGTCCCATTCGACAATAAGAAAAAGGGATGTAAGGAAGCACAGTTTCAGCTCGGATATAAGGGATATATTCAGTTGGCTAAGAGAAGTGGGGTATACAAAAAGATCAATGTTGTTTCTATAAAAGAAGGAGAATTGATTTCTTATAATCCGCTGGAAGAAGAACTGGAAGTAAATCTGATCGAAGATGACTACGAAAGAGAAAGCACTCCGACAATCGGATATTATGCAATGTTCGAGGAAGTGAATGGATATAGACATAGCATTTATTGGTCGAAACAGAAAATGTTGGCACATGCAGAAAAATATTCGTTTGCTTTCTATAAGAATGGTGGAGCAAAATCGTTGGAACTGTTAGAACAGGGGAAAATTCCAGAAAAAGATTTATGGAAATATTCTTCCTTCTGGTTCAAGGATTTTGATGGTATGGCGCACAAAACAATGCTTCGTCAGTTGATCAGTAAATGGGGAACCATGAGTATCGATCTGCAGAAGGCAATTGATAAAGACATGGCAGTTATTCAGGAAGATGGATCTGTAGATTATGTAGAAAATAACACAACTGATGCAGAAGCAGCTGACGTGGTTGTGGATCAGGAGTTGCAGGAAGTACACATAGATGCGGAAGAGGCACAGGGGGATTCCTCCGATATTGAGTCGGAGTTTTTCAATAAATAACACAGGAGGTACATAAGTGATGAAACATGTAGATTTAGAGAAATTTGCAAATGGAGCATTTTCTGCACAGGTGAACAGGGCCATTGAAGAGGTAACAGAGAACATTCAAAATCCTAACACGGATGCCGGTGCTGCAAGAAAAATTACAGTTACAATTGCATTTAAACCAAATGCAGAGCGTAACTTTGTTGCTACCGGTGTACAGACAAAGACAACGCTTGCACCGGCACTTGGAGCTGTCACAGCATTTAGTATGGGTAAAAACCTGCAGACCGGAGAAGTAGAAGCCGTTGAAATGGGAAACCAGATACCGGGGCAGATGTCTATAAATGACGTGCCGGTAGTTGTCCCTGAAAGCGTAGTGGAAGTGGATGGAAACAAAGTAGATGCAACTACGGGTGAAATTGTCGAAAATAAAGTTGTTGATTTGAGGAAGAAAGCATAAGGAGGAATTGGTAGATGGTAGAAGGATTAAGAGACGCATTGCAGTACATTACAGGATTGAAAGAAAAGAGTATGGAACCGAAAATTGTGGAGATAGAAGGAAGTACATATTGTACAAGAGATCTCGTCAGATATCACAGATTCCCTATGGCAAGTAGCCTTTCGGTAAATACATTGACAGCATTAGTAGATTACATTAAGGGGAAACCAGAAGAATTAAGAGAAACATCTATTCTCCATGTAGTAAGCCCAACCAGAGTGAGCTTGTATTCAGGGTTAATCGATGAGAGAAAAAGAGAAAGTTTAATGGTTGCAGAAGCAATCGTAAATGAATTTGCATTTGACAATTATTATGATCAGGAACGTTTTCTGATAGAATTGCAGTCAAACTTTTTACAGACAGAGGATCTGCTTACTATTATGCAGGTATCTGGGAATATCAAATCTGGAACAACAGCAAATTATTCTGATGATGGAGTTTCACAAAAAACGACGATTAAAGCGGGTGTAGAACTGAGTGATGTAATCGTGCCGAATCCGGTAAAACTTAGACCATATCGTACATTTGCGGAAATCGAACAGCCAGAGAGTTCTTATATATTCCGCATTAAAGATAATGACAGGGGACCGGCATTTAAACTGGTAGAAGCCGATGGTGGTTTGTGGAAGAATGTAGTTATGAAGAAAATTAAAGATTATCTGGAATATGAATTAAGTGATCAGATTGAGGAACATAAAATTACGATAATTGCTTAAGCTTGCAACTTCCTATGGAAGTGTATCACAAAAGTAACTTGTAAACCATGCAGATGTCCTGTGGATGATCTGAAGCAATTCAGCATCCGCAGGAAGAAAGGAGCAGCCAGTGAAATCAGTGACATTTCATGTGCCGGGAAAACCACAGGGTAAAGCGAGAGCGAAGACAGTCCGGAATAAACATACCGGAAATACAATGTCTTACACACCGGAAAAAGACCTGCTGTATGAAAATTATATTAAGAACCAGTTCTTGAATGCATGCGGCGGAATGTTCCTGGAACAGGGAAAGCCGGTAACACTTCGGATCGTAGCCAGATTCTCCCCTCCGAAGAGTACAAGCAAAAAGCGTGCTGCACTTATGTTGGAGGGAAAAGAACTTCCGCTTAAGAAGCCAGATGTGGACAACATCGTAAAGGTTGTAGCAGATGCGTTGAATGGCGTAGCTTACCACGATGACACGCAGATTGTTCTGGTGGCAGCTAAGAAAGCATATTCGGCAATAGAAGGACTGGATGTGACAGTGGAGGAATATGCGAATTAGGAAAGAAGGTGCGACATGGCGAGACCGAGACTAAAAGGCCTTCTTTACTTTCCATTTGATATAGATTTTTTTGAAGATAATAAGATTCGGATTTTGAAAGCAAGATACAAATCCGATGGAGTATTGATTTATTTATTCTTGCTGTGCGAGATCTATCGTCAGGGATATTACATCAAGGTGGATGATGATTTTGAATATATCATTTCCGATGAACTCGGGATAGATCAGAATAAGGTGAAGCAGGTCTTGAACTTCCTGCTAAAACGGTCACTGTTTGATAACACACTTTTTAGTTTGGACAAGGTCTTGACCTCTGCCGGGATACAGAGGCGGTATCAGCTTGGTATTAAAGAAAGAATGCGAAAGAGTAGAACGCCGTTAGAAGTAGGCAGGTACTGGCTTCTAAATGAAGAAGATACAGAACCTTTTATTAAGTGCACACTTTTTGAAGAAAATTCCGGAAAATACAAGGATTTTTCCGGGAAAAACTCATTAAATTCCGAGAAAAATGACACAAAGAAAAGTAAAGTAAATAATAAAAATAATAATATAGCATTTCAACATCCAGAACTTGAACAGGCTTTTCAGATGTACCTTCTTGTCCGTGAACATAATTATGGAGAAATCCTTCCGGAACAGATACAGGCTCTGAGGGATGATCTGAAAACACTGAGCGACAAGGCAGAGGAACAGATCGCTATCGTTAAGAAGGCTACGGCGGGAGGATATAAAGGATTCTACGAACTGAAAACAGGAAAAAGAAAGCCCGGATCCGGACAGAAGAATAAGGCAAATAATTTTTCGGGGCGTGATTATAACATGGAGAAACTGGAAAGGGGACTGTTGGGTGTACCGGAGAAAGAAGGTGACGCAAAGTGAAAAACACGCAAAGACAGCCTTCCGAACTGTTACAGGGATTCTTAAATTATATTGATCAGGTTAAGTCAGAGTATGAGATGGCTCGTGAAGCTGTTGGAAAAGAAGACAAGAGGCTGCAGGACTTTTTACACGAATTGGAGTTTGCAGAAGATAAGGCTGAAAGAAATAAAATCGCCACGAAGTTCCAGCGAAGCAGACAAGAGCGAAGACGACAAAAGGACGAGGTACAACGGTTAGAGCTACTGGTGTTGCTGTATGGGTAAATACGCTGGATGTGTATAAATACCTTGGAGCTGCTGACATCACTCTGCAGACAGCGTTTGGATTTAAGTATATGACAGATTTCCTTGGAGCAGACGTTGTGTTTATTACATCTGAGATTCCGCAGAATGTTGTAGTTGCGACACCGCTCAACAACCTTGCTGCATACTATGTTGATCCGGGAGATTCAGAGTTCGCAAGAGCCGGCCTTGCATTTACAACGGATGCGGAGACAGGCTTTATCGGATTCCATACAGAGGGCACTTACGGACGTATGATTTCTGATAACTTTGCAATCATGGGCTTACGTCTTTTCTGTGAATATCTGGATGCAATTGCTTATATTTCAGTCGGTAGCTCTGATACACAGACATTAGGAACGCTGGATGTAACATCAGAAGCTGGTTCAGGAGCAGGACTGACAAAACTGTCTGTGAAAGAACAGTTGATGTCTCCGAGAAATAGCTGGAAATATAAGGATGCGGCATCTGCTACAAATGTAACTTGCGGAATGGATGTGAAGAACTGGACTAAATGGGATGGCGAATCTGAGATTGCGTCAACTGCCTCTCATCACATCACTCTGGTTGAATGTGATCAGAATTACAAAGCCGTTCGTTCCGGTGATGTAGTCGTGAGCGTAGGAGAGTAAAGTTTGGAGGGACAGGCTATGCTGGATAATCTGAAAGCATTGCTCGGCTTGCCGGAAGAAGATGTAAGCCAGGACAAAAAGCTGCAGTTGATTTTAACTGCAGCAAAGAGCCGGCTGAAACTTTTGCTTGGCGGGATCGAACCTCCTGAAGAACTGAATTATATCATTCTGGACGTTGCAATCATACGATTCAACCGGATTGGATCAGAAGGGCTTTCTTCTCATACCGTAGAGGGAGAAAGCCTTTCCTGGTCTGATAATGATTTTGCCGGATATATGGATGATATCCGTTCATATCTGGACAACCAGAAAGAGATAACGAAAGGCAAGGTGAGGTTTCTGTGAGATATGATACACCTGTTTTTATGCAGATGATCACATCCGGTGAGTATGATCCGAATACAGGCGATTATGAAGATGAGCATGTAAGCGAAACTGAGCTGATGGCATCTGTGATGGATACCGGAACAGAGACAATGCAGTTAGTGTACGGTGGGCTGAAACAGGGAAGTTTGACCATACATTTACAGAATCATTACTTAGATCCGTTTGACAGGATACGGATTGGAAAGAAGATTTATACAGTTGACATGAGCAGAAGACTGCGGACGAAGCAGTCTTTTGTCGTATCGGAGGTATTGTAGTGGCAGGAGTAAGGATAGACGGCTTTGACAAGCTGGAGGCGAAACTTAAGCGGAATATGGACCTCGGAGCAGTGCGAACAGTCGTAAGAAGGAACGGCGCAGAGTTGCAAGGGAAGACACAGAAAAATGCGCCGGTTGATTCGGGTAATTTAAAACGAAGTATTGGACTGGATGTTACAGACAATGGAATGACAGCAGAGGTAGAGCCTGCGGCAGACTATGCAGCTTACGTTGAATACGGTACACGATTCATGGAGGCGCAGCCTTATCTGAAGCCCGCTTACGATGAGCAGAAGAAGAAATTTGTCAAAGATTTAAATGAACTGGTGAGGTGAGAGAATGGATCCGCAGCAGGAAATATTCAGCGCACTGCTGATCGCGCTGAAAGAAAAATATAAAAATACAGGCATTGGTGTTTACGACACCTTTTTGCCGCCGGAAGGAACGGCGTATCCATTTGTATATCTCGGAGCAACTACGCAGGCGGATCAGGACACGAAGGACGCGATCATCGGAAAAGTGAGTCAGACGGTCCATGTCTGGCACGACAATCCGAGAAAGCGCGGTACGGTCTCTCAGATCATGCTGAGTATAAAAGAGTTGTGCCGGAGCTTAGAACACACACGGAACTTTAGCTGGTCAGTAAAGCTTGCTGAACAGAGGATCCTTCCGGACACCACTACGAAACAGGCACTCTTGCACGGTGTGCTGGAGTTTGAATTTAGTTTTTCATGAAAGGATGATGAAAATGAGAAGGAAAGAAATGCAGGGATTGCAGGTATTTTCAGAAAGTAACACAGAGGCGGTACAGGGTAAAAAAATCATTTACTTATACCGTCTGTTAAAAGAAGCGGCAACAGAGAGTGCGAAAGGAATCGCATTTACGACAGAAAACGGACGTACCAAGTCCAAGGATGCAGATACAACTGCCACAAAAGATGGAACGATCCGTACACCGGGCGCACTGGAAGTTGAAATCACTGCGACCAGTATTCTGGCAAAAGGGGATACAACCATTGATAAGCTGGAAGAGGCACTGGACAACGATGAACTTCTGGAGATCTGGGAAGTGAATTTGCTTGAAAAAGGAACATCTTCAGATGCAGAAAAATTCAAAGCAAAATATTTCCAGGGGTATCTTACAGAACTGGAATATACATCCAATGCAGAAGACAATGTAGAAGTTTCACTTACATTCGGATGTAACGGAAAAGGCGAAGCTGGTTATGCGACAGTTACGAAGGAACAGCAGGAGCTTGCAAATTATGTATTTGCAGATACCCAGAAGACAGGTCCGTAATATATACGAGTAATATGCATGAGTAAGATAATATACATGAGGATACACATTGCGGTATCCTCATTTTTCGCGAAAGGAGTAAGACAATGGAAGAATTAGTAATCAATGGGCAGACATATGAGTTTAAGTTTGGTATTGGCTTTTTAAGAGATATGAATAAAATGATCGCAGTTCCGGTGAAAGAAGTTCCGGGCATGAAAAAGGACGTTGGATTCAATTATTATGCGGCAGAGATGCTCGGTGGTGACGTGGAAGCACTTGTAATGATTTTGAACACAGCGAACAAGGGGCAGAATCCGCGAATCACACCGGCGGCTCTGGAAGCCTATGTGGAAGATCCGGATACAGATATCGATGAACTGTTTGACAAGGTGAAGGATTTTTTATTAGGAGCCAATGTTACGAAGAAAGCAACGAAATTCCTTGTGGAACAGGTGGAGAAGGAACTGGCGGAAGCCGAGACGCAGAATTAGAAGATTTTGGAGAAAAGTATAAGGAAATCGCATTAAACTGTTTTCGCTATCTGGGCATGAAAAGCTTCGAGGAAGTAAATAAACTGACGATTCCCGAATACAACCTGTTAATGAAATCCGTTGAACTAAGAAGAGTGGATGAAGAGTACCGGCTGCATTTACAGGCATTTCTTAACTTCAAAGCGAAGGCGAAGAAGAAAGCCGGAAAAGACAAACTGCGGCCGGTATATGCAAACTTTAAGAAGTTCTTCGATTATGAAAAAGAAGTGAACCGTGTCCTTGGAAAGAATAAGACGGACAGTCGTTTTGTTGGAATCGGTAAGCTTCTGAAAAAACAGTAGGAGGTGCAATATGGCTGAAAGTTATTCAGTAAAGGCGATATTGTCTGCGAGCGACCGTGGATTTTCGTCTGCGTTCAAGAGTGCGCAAAGCAGTGCAGAACGTTTGAAAAGTACATTGACGTCCGGTCTAGGATTTGGAATCATGACCGGGATCGGTCAGAAAGCATTCTCTGCAATAACGAGTGGAATATCCGGAGTGACAGGGGAGTTAAATGAATCATCTGCGGCATGGAAGACATTTAACGGAAATATGCAGATGATCGGAAAAGGGACAAAATCCATCACGAAGACAAGAGATGAACTACAGGATTTTGCTACAAAGACAATCTATTCCGCTTCGGATATGGCAACGACCTACAGCCAGCTTGCTGCCGTTGGAACAAAGAACTGTACGAAACTGGTAAAAGGATTCGGAGGATTAGCTGCAGCTTCTGAAAATCCGACACAGGCAATGAAGACATTAAGCCAGCAGGCAACACAGGCGGCTGCAAAGCCAACGATCCAGTGGATGGACTTTAAATTGATGCTGGAACAGACGCCGGCAGGTATTGCGGCTGTTGCTAAAGGCATGGGGAAAACGACATCACAGCTTGTACAGGATGTGCAGGATGGAAAAGTTAAGACAGAAGATTTCTTTAATGCGATAGCAAAGGTCGGAACAAACAAGTCCTTTACTAAACTTGCCACGTCGTACAAGACAGCAGGGCAGGCTATGGACGGTTTGAAGGAAACGCTTGGTGTAAAGCTGATGCCGACTTTTAATAAGGCATCCGATGTTGCAATTTCCGGTATTGAAAAAGTAATTGGACGTTTGGATAAAGTAGATCCGGACGGGCTGGCAAAGAAAGTAGAATCTGCGGTATCGGTTGTATCTCCGTACTGGAAAGCATTTTCGGATGCAACTTCCAAAGCCGGAAAAGCAATCATAAATGCTGTGTCGGCTGTTGGAAAATCTTTTGGTGGACTGGCGCAGAGAAAGAGTAGTCTAGATACATTTACGAGCGTAGTAAGTGGCATATCAGATGCGATTGCTCATTTTGCGCAGATTGTGGCAGATCATTCAGACGAAATAGCGTCTGCAGCGCCAAAGGTTTTAAAACTTCTTTTGGCGATAAAGGGATTTAAGATCATCCAGTCGCTCGTTCCGGGAATCACCACATTTGCGGGTACGCTTTTGAAGTTAGGTGGAAAAGGCATTGTGGCATTAGCTGGTAAGTTATTCGGTGTTGCGGCAGGAGAGAAAGCGGTTGGAGTAGCAAGTAAAGAGTCTTTCGGAAGTCTTGTTCAGTCCGCTACAGCATTCTTGAAAATGGGAGCCGGAATCGCACTGATTGCAGCCGGATTTGCGTTGCTTACGCTTTCTGCGATTAATCTTGCAAAAGCCGGTCCTTTGGCGGCAGGCGTTATGCTTGGCATGGTCGTTGCAATCGGCGGGCTGCTGGTCGTTGCGAAAGAAGTTGCACCGGCTTTAACTGCCGGGGCAGCAGGCTTCATAGCTTTTGGCGCAGCAGTTGTCCTGGCGGGTGCAGGGATGTTATTACTTACAACAGCAGCAACGAATCTGGCATCTGCCGGACCGGTGGCAATTGGTGTGATGGTCGGCATGGTGGCAGCGGTTGCCTTGCTTGCAGCAGGAGCAGCGGTTCTGGCGCCGGCACTTACCGTTGGAGCAGTTGGTTTTATCGCCTTTGGAGCAGCGATTGTTCTGGCGGCAACAGGTGCATTGATAGCAGGAGCAGCGCTTAAGATTGTTGTTGGTGTTCTGCCAGCAGTTGTCCAGTATGGAGCGGCAGGAGCGGTATCCATCGCAGCTCTCGGAGCAGCAATGCTTGTATTTGGTGCGGGCGCAGCGATTGCCGGAGCCGGATGTATTGTACTGGGAGCCGGGCTCGTAGTAGTTGGCGCAGGAGCAGTGGCAGCCGGAGCTGGATTGCTGGTGCTTGGAACGGCAGTTCTTGTGGCGAGTGCCGGATTTACGGTGATTGGAAATACAATCACGAAAGTCGTGGATGCAATCAGTGGCGGTCTTACAAGTGTGCTGAATGGAATTGCCAAAGTGATTAATTCGGTCGGAACATCTGCAAAGAATGCCGGACAGGGATTTAAGAGTGTAGCAAGTGGGATTAAGACGATAGCCGGACTGTCGATTGGATCTATCGCAAAATCTCTCGGAGCTGTGTCGATCGGGCTTGGTAAAATTTCCAAAAAGGGTACAGGTGTAGGTCAGGCGGCGAGTGGATTGAAAACGCTGGCATCCGCATCTGCATCCGTAAATGTAAGTTTCGGAACAATGGGCGCGGTGGCGGCAAGTTCTTTATCTGCGGTTGGCAAGTCCATGAGCAAAGTGGCTTCTACAGCGAAGTCTGCAGGTAAAAATGCAGGAAGCGGTTATGCATCTGCTCTTCGCAGTGGTCTGAGTAAAGCTGTATCGGCTGCATCGAAAGCAACTACAAGTGTAAATGCAAGGCTGAGATCCGGGCGTTCTGGTGCGTACAGTGCCGGCTCTTACGTCAGCCAGGGGTTCGCAAGTGGAATGAGTTCCTGCCTTGGACAGATCGAAGCAGCAGCTGAGAGGATGGTATCTGCTGCGGACACAGCTATCCGGGCGAAAGCGAAGATCCACAGCCCTTCCAAACTCACGAAGAAGCATGGTGGATACATGAGTTTGGGATTTGGAAATGGAATCCTGAGTAAGATCAGTGAGGCTACAAAAGCGGCAAGAAAACTCGTCAGCGAAACGATGAAAGTATTTAAGACTGCGAAGAATAAGGGAAATTATGAGTCGCTTGGTGAAAAACTCAGTGATAAGTTCAAATCGCAGATGGAGAAGAAACGGGACAGTGCACTTAAGTCGGTCAAGAATATGATCAATGCGTATGTGAAGCCACTGAAAAAGCAGAATAAGAAGGCTTCCAGCAAGTATACGAAAGCCGGACGCTATCTAAACAGTGCATTTTCAAAATCATATAAAGCCGAAGTGAAGAAGCTGATCAAGGCAGCGGATTCCACATTTGATAAGTTGGGAAAGAAGTATCAGAAGAAATACGATGCGATCATCGATGCAAGAAAGACATTCATGGAGAATCTTGGAAATGTCAACAGTCTCTACACGGCGGATGATTACGGGAATATTGCATTGAAAGATTTTAATGCCGGCACAAAGCAGATCAATGCCTACGCAAAGAATCTGGAAAAGCTGAAGAAAATTCTTCCGGACGGACTGATGGAAGAAATCCTCGGACTCAGCACGGCAGAAGGTCTGGCTTATACGAATAATCTGCTTAAGATGTCTACGAAAAATCTGAAAGCTTACGGGGCAAGTTATACAAAATTCCAGAATGCTGCAAAGAAAACAGCAACCAATTACTATGCGCCGAAATTAAGCAGTCTTAAGAAGGACTTCTCTGCGCAGGTGACGAAAGAAGCAAAGGCGCTGAAAAAGCGCATGACTACAATTGGAGCAAATGCAATGAGCGGATTTGTGTCAGGAATGTCATCCAAGAAAAAGAATCTGAGTAAAGAAAGCCGGATACTGGCAAACGAAGTGATCAAGGCATTCCGAAAGAAGCTTAAGATTCACAGTCCGTCAAAGGTATTCGCTTCTCTGGCGACTTACACGGCAAAAGGATATATAAACCAGTTGGAGACCATGCGGCATAAGATTGCTGATGTAGCGCAAAGTATTGTGACCATTCCTGACGTTGCGGCACCGAGACTCGCAGGTGATTACACCGGCGATTTGTCAGCAGAGTATGAATATTACAGCAACGCGAAGTATACGATTGTTGTTCCGGTAGAAGTGGATGGACGAGAAGTGGCAAGAACGACTGCACCATATATGCAGAGCGAACTGGATTCGAGACAAAGTCGTGAGAGCAGACGGCATGGAAGAAAGTAAGGAGGCAGTATGTATAGTTTCGTAGATACGACAGATTTTCAGGTGGGGCGTGACGTCCCATCTGAAGCTTTGATGATAAATGGAATATTGATCGAGGATGAAATCCCGGAGTATCGGACCTTGCATGTCTCCGGACGGGAATTGTTAGAAACAGAAGTCACTACGCTGGACAGCACTGTGAATGATGGAACAAGGTATCAGAGTAAAAGATATCCGGAAAGAACGATTACTGTGACGTTTCAATTGATTGCCGGAAGTAATGCGCGGTTCCGTGCAGCATTTAATGAGCTGAATGCACTTCTGAATGTAGAAGAGGCGCAATTAATCTTCATGGATGAACCCGACAAGTATTACATTGGAACAATGGAATCGGTGGATGATATCGATCCGGGGAAGAATGCCGTGACAGGTTCTTTCAGTTTTAAATGCTCCGATCCGTTTAAGTATTCTGTGAAAGAATACGAGGTAGAACCGACAGATAATGCATTTGTGTTTGAATACGGCGGTACATATCGGGCATTTCCAAAGTTTGAAGTTGATTTTTACAATGACGAAAGCGGCGAAGAGAACGACAATGGAAGATGCGGTTATGTAGCTTTCTTCGATGACGAAGAACACATATTACAATTTGGCAATCCGGACGAATTGTCAGAAGAGCAGATCGAGGTTGTCGAACAGGAAACCAATACTTATCAGGTTCCGACAACGAAGGTGCAGGTTAATCATTCGTTCAAGAAATCGTCCGCATGGAATGCATTAAAGACGAAGTATAAAAATAACAGCGGTGTGCTGTATGGAACAGTGGCACAAAATGGAACGATGGGAGAGAAACATTCGCAGAATTCCACGAGTGAGGGAACTTACTATCTTACAGCGACAAGTTATGGATCGGGTTCTGGATGGCATGGTGCTGTAACGACATATTCTCTTTCGGAATCTGCTACAGATTTCCAGATGCAGTATGCGCAGAAGATGTGTGTGGACAGCACGAGTGCAGGAAAGAAGCAGAAAGGTCGTTTCCAGATGATATTGTCGGATGCGTCTGGGAAAATTGTAGCGGGCGTTGACATTTACAAGTCCGGTGACGGAACGAAAGGGAAGTACCGGATGATCGTGGATGGCAAGATCCGGAAAGAAGCAGAGATAGATCTGTCATTGCACAACAAGAGATTTGGAGAAAACCGGGCAGAGGATAAGAAGAAAAAAATAACTGCCATTAAGACCGCAAAATCATCCTGCATTACAAAGAAAGGCTCAAGAATTTCCTTTGACCTCGGCGGGATAAAAGCAAGCTTTACAGTGGAGAGCGTAGCGGCGAAATCCGTAAGCAAGATCACTGCCGGGTTCTTCCAGAAGAGCACGGCGGCAGCCATGAAATACAATGGAATGTATGAAATGAAACTGGTGAAGAACTATAAGAAGACGGTCACGGAGACTATAGATAAGATCGTACTGGAATGGCACGATGTACAGAATAAATTCAATGCAAATGATGTCCTTTCGATTGACTGCGCAAGTGCATCCGTAAAGCTGAATGAACTGGACAGGCAGGATCTTGGAGCACTCGGCAATAGCTGGGAAGAATTTTATCTAATGCCCGGAGTGAATCAGATCGGGTTTAGCTGGTCGGAGTGGGTAGAAGAGGAATACGCACCGGCCTTCAAATTGAAATACAGGGAGGTCTTTCTATGATCGTGTATTTTGCTGACCGTCATATGAACATATTAGGAAATGCAAGCACAACGCTTCCGGAAGGCTTGCTGATTGTCGATGATACAAAAACAGAAGAGATAGAAGCGGGCGTATCGGTTCTGGAATTGCATATTGCATACGATGCGCTTACGAGAAAAGAAGTGGAAAGATGTGCTGCGGTAGGAAATTATTTACTGTACCAGAGTAGCGATGAAAAATCTTTTTATACGATCATTGAGACAGAAGCAGATACAAAAAGCAGAGAAGTTATGGTTTATGCAGAAGATGCGGGATTGGATCTGCTGAATGAAATAGCACTTCCGTACACTGCAGATAAGGCATATGAGATCGATCATTATGTAAATAAATTTGCAGAAGACAGTGGCTTTGAGATCGGACTTAACGAGGTATCAGAAACAAAGAAACTTGCCTGGAATGATGAACAGACTGTGACGGAGCGGATATTAGACGTTGCCGGAGAGTTTGATGCAGAAATCGCCTTTTCCTTTGATGTAGAAGGAATGGCTGTAAAGCATAAGTATATCGACATTTACCAGAAGCGGGGACGGGACGCAGGAGTACAGCTTCATCTGAACCGCGATATCGACAGGATGGTAACGAAGAAATCAATTGCGAATCTTGCCACGGCATTGCTGCCATACGGTTCCACACCGGAAGACAGTGATATTGCAATCAATCTGCGAGATTATAAGTACGATGATGGAGATTTTTACATTGATGGAAATCTTCTGAAATCCAGGACAGCATGGCAGCAGTGGAGCCGGTTTTTCGCAGATGGACAGGGCGAAGGCGATATTGTAAAGACATTTAATTTTGATACAGTAAGTCAGGAACTCTTATGTGAGAAGGCGATAGAAGAGCTGAAGAAGATCCGGGAACCGGAAGTGAACTATGAGATTGATGTGCTTGAACTGCCAAAGGGTACAAAGATCGGAGATACCGTAAATATTGTGGATGAATCCGGCGAAGTATATTTTTCTGCGAGAATATTAAAAACGGAGATTTCAGAAACGGGCAGAAGTGTCAGCATTACTATTGGAGATTATCTGATCAAAGATAACGGAATCTCTCAGCAGGTGCAGGATCTGGCGGGAAACTTTAAGAATCTGGCAGACAATCGAACGCTGTATACATGGACCGCTTACGCAGATGATGAATACGGTTCCGGAATTTCGCTTGATCCGACCGGGAAAGCATATCTTGGAACACGTGCGAACCAGACTGTGAGAGATCCGGATATTTCCAATCCGGAACTGTATAAATGGGTGAGAGTAAAAGGGGAAGAAGGAGAAGCGGCAGTATTGCTTCACATAGAATCCTCGAGGGGCAGTGTATTTAAGAATAATGCAGTGTCAACGGTATTGTCGGTTGTTATATATCACGGAAAGGAGCGGATAGAAGATGCAGAGACTCTGAGAAAGACATTCGGAAGCGGTGCATATATCCAGTGGAAATGGCAGCGCTTAGAGGAAGAGACTTATGGAATTATCTCTTCCGGTGATCCAAGAATCAGAAACGATGGATTTTCATTTGCATTATCACCAGATGATGTAGATGTAAAGGTAACTTTTTTATGTGAATTAATTGTTTAGCAGGAGGATAAGAGCATGGGAATTAAAGCAGCAGATCAATTAACTATTATGGATGTCACGGATGCGTATTCTGTGATGCTTACGTCAGAAGCGTATACATTTATCGGAAATACAAGTGGAGCGCCTTCTGGGCTGTCCTGTATCACAGAGGCCGTGGCATTTTGTGGAACAAATCAATGCGCTTCTGTAAGCGTTGATAAGAGTTCAATTATACTTCCAGCCGGAATCAGTGCAGCAGTTGAAGGAAGTGGTACAAATAAAGTGAAAATTACATTTACAACTACGGCTATCATCTCATCAGCGTGCGAGGCTACAATCCCGGTAGTAGTAGATGGTATTACAGTAAACAAAAAGTTTTCGTTCGCTGTAGCTAAAGCTGGTGTTAATGGGCAGGATGGTAAAGACGGGGCAAATGGCACTTCCGTAACCGTCAGTTCTACATCGGTGACATACCAGATTGGCTCAAGCGGTACGAACAAACCTACCGGATCATGGTCAGAGAACGTTCCCGCTGTTGAACGTGGCCAGTACTTATGGACAAAGACGGTAGTCAATTACTCTGATGGTAAATCTACGGAAGCATATAGCGTATCTTACCAGGGCACAAATGGAACAAACGGGGCAAATGGTACTTCCGTAACGGTATCATCTACTGATGTAACGTATCAGACCAGCTCAAGTGGTACAGAGGAACCTACTGGACCGTGGTCTCCTACTGTTCCATCTGTGGGGTATGGCCAGTTTTTATGGACTAGGACAAAAGTAACTTATTCCGACGGAAAATCCACAACTTCTTATAGTGTTTCTTATAAAGGCACGAACGGAACAAACGGGAAGGACGGAGTAAACGGAGCAGATGCCATTACTCTTACCGTGACATCCTCAAATGGAATCATTTTCAAAAATAACTCTGGGTCCACTGTTCTTACTGCGCATGTATTTAAAGGAGCTACCGAGCAGACAGTGGCCAACGACGGTACGGTATCCGGGATTGGAGTAGTTAAGTGGTATAAGGTCGGAGGATCAGCGCCTATTGCCACAGCAAAAACTTTAACAGTATCGGCAGTGGATGTAACAAATGCACAGGCATATACATGTCAGCTTGAAGATTAAGGAGTGAGAGGATGGCAATATTAGCAAAGGCAGATATTACGATATCGAGGATTATAGACGTGAAAGCAGTTACAACATATTACTTATTGCAATCCTCAACTGCCGCCAAGCCGAACAAACCGACAGCAATCCCGCCCGGTGGAAATTGGAATACAACAGAACCAACATACGAGTCAGGATCAACAAGCACCCTATACACTGTAATCTTGACTATAATGTCCAATGATACATACAGCTATTCGGATGTATCGAAGTCCAGCAGCTACGAAGCAGCCAAGGAAGCCTGGAATAAGGCAAATCGGGCGCAGGCGGCTGCTGACGCTGCGGCGAAAGTTGCAACGAATTATATACAGGGAACGGATGATGGCTTGATTGTAGGAAATATGGAAGCGGATACATTAGGAGCAAATGTAAAGGTAGATTCTGATTCTATGGAAATTCGAAACGGAGATATGGTGCTAGCGAAGTATGCGGCAAATAAAGTGGAGCTGGGGAAGAATAGTAAAGATGCTGTGGTGGAAATGTGTGGTGGAACAACATCGATTGTATCTTCTGTACAGGAAAAAGATGGAGAAAGCGTAACATTTTCAAAAATAAATGGAACAGATGGAGTTGAAATTGATGCAGCTTCACATCTGAATATGTCCGGACCTGTAGCAATAAATCTTGATTCTACTAATTATTACGAAAATGACAATGGAATGGATACATCAGCATCAATACTTTCCTTGATGAGCCCGGAGGTTAATGCGGAAAATGATGCAGTAGCTTTTCTTGAGTATCTGACAGAATATTACGGCACATCAGGGACGGGAGTTGGCAAGCAGATACAAAACTATATAGGTGTATTGGATTCTGGAATTTTATTGAGATCGCAAATCAGTCATCAGGGAGTCATGAGTGAGAATGATAAGATTGCGCTATTATTAAATAATGCAGATGGGCGTTTGCATGTCTACTCGAATGACGTGACTATTATTTCGCATAATTCAACTGGTAATGCTATAGGTGTTGGAGTTGGAACCGGAGGAGTAAACCGAGGGCTCCATGATGAAGTAGCCGGAAAATGGCAGTTGTATTCAGATGAGACAGATCTGTACTTGGGACCGCCGACCAGAGATACCTTTAAACCATATTACACAAAAGGCGATAAAATTCCATGTGAGATCAGCACTGGTGGTTACGTTAGCGGTGGCGGTAAACAGGTTATATTTTCAGTCCCATTGTCCAAGCCGCTTGTAGGAGTATCGGCAGTAACGGCAACTACGAACAATGGTTTCCGAGGAAGACAGGGCGGTAAATATACACACGGTTCATCTGCGAGTGCGTTTGTAAAGCCAGCTTCGTATTCATGCTATGTCAGAGAGTCATGGATAGAAGTAAGGATGACGATCGACAAAACAACTAACGTCGCCAATAATGATGCCATTGGCATTGCATGGTCAGGATATTTAACATTTTCATAGGAGAATTTTACATGAACACCCCAAGAGCAAGACCGTAACGGTCTTATTTTATTTGCATAATTTAAGGAAAGCAGGAATAGAAAGTGAAAGAAATCATCTTACAGACATATGGAATCGTTCTGCCGATCGTGCTTGGGTATATCGTCTGGCTTTTGAAGGAGCAGAAGAAGAGACAGCAGAAGGATGCCATAGAGCGAAATAAGCGTATCGCTGACGAGAATGAGAAACGGGATGCAAACAGTGCCGGTACGATGCTGCTTCTTCGGGTGCAGCTAATCGAGTACCACGACAGGTATATGAAGATCGGTTCTATTCCGTCCTATGCTTATGAGAACTTCTGCCAGATGTACGAAGCGTATCACAGGCTTGGAGGAAATGGCATGGTTGAAAAAATGCATGACGAGATCCAGGAATTACATTTGAAACGTAAAGGAGATTAGATTATGGGAAAAGCAATGAGTGCAGAGCTTCTTCTGCAGTATATCAGTTACCTGCTGACCGGAATTGGCGTATTGGCATTTCTGGTCAGTGTGATCGTGCAGGCAGTGAAAGAGATGCCGGTATTTAAGAAGATACAGACCAGTGTTGTAGCACTGGCGGTGTCACTGATCCTGACGCCGATCAGCGTGATCGTCCTGTGCAATTATTATCGGATTGTGATTGAATGGTATTATATTTTCGCAGCAATTGTGGCTGCTTTTATTGTATATCTGGTAAGTACAGGCGGATGGGAGCGAGTTGCATCGATCTGGAATCGGAGTAAATATAAGAAATAAGGATGTTTGGAAAGGAATGATATTATGGCAAGATATAATGTTCATGGCGGACACAATAGACATGTCCCAGGCATCACCTCATATTTGGATGAGGTGACCGAAGATCGGAAGATTTCAAAAGAGTTACAGAGATTTCTCAGCGCAGAAGGACATACTGTGCATGATTGTACGGATGATTCTGCAAGAACACAGAACGGAAATCTTAGCAACATTGTAAAGAAATGTAACAAGAATACGGTGGATTTAAACATGTCTATCCATCTCAATGGCTGCAAAAAAGCAAAGAAAGACGGAAAAGTCAAAGGTGTTGAAGTCTGGGTATCCAGCATGAGTTCCAAGGCGGTTCCTTATGCTAAGAGAGTATGTGCGGAAATGGCAAAGCTTGGCTTTACAAACCGTGGAGTGAAGGGTTGCAAAGAGAACAACCGCTCTTTAGCAGTTATCAGACGCACGAATGATCCGGCAATGCTGATTGAAGTCTGCTTTGCCGATGACAAAGATGATATCCTGCTGTACAAGAAGCTAGGATATAAGACTGTCGCAAAAGCGATTGCGGAAGGTCTGATCGGAAAGAAGATAGAAGAGAAGCCGGTAGCGAAGAAAGCTGCGGATAAATCTTTCAAGGTAAAGACCAAACAGGCACTTAATATTTACAAGAGTCCCGGCAAAGATTACACTGGAAAGAAAGCACCGGAATCGGTCTATACGATCACGAAAACGAAGACCGTGGAGAAGATGCCGTATGGCAGATTAAAGTCCGGCGAGGGCTGGATTAAGATATCCAGTAAATACGCAGAAACGCTGTAA